TTTTGGCCTCACTCGACGTCAGCTTCGGAAGCGTCCCGCATTCCAAAGCGCGCTCGAATTCGCGTTTCGTCATTTCGCCCGCCGACTTGACCGCCGAAACCCGCGCTTTAGGGTTGGCGGGCATGGTCACAAGCGAGACTTCGAACAGCTCAATATCTTGCAGCGTGCGGCGCGGCTCTTCGGGCTTCGTGCCGACCGTGTAGGTTTTCGCTGCATAGCCGATCGACAGGCCGTCGAGGGCAGGGCGGGGCTCCATTTTGCAAAGCGAATAGGCTTCCTGGCCGCGCGGCGTATCGGCGAAGACGCCTTCGCACCAAAGCCCCTTCTCATCTTCGCGCATACCGGTCCAAACGCCGATCGGCATGAGATCGCCTGACGAAATGCCCCAGCCGCCATGTTGCGCGAGCATGGCGGGGAGGCTCTTTTTCTTTCCCCATTCCTTCAAGGTGCGCTTGAAGGCGCCGGGCGCGATCACGTCGCCATAGGAGTCGACATTGCCAAACACCGCGCCATAGCCTTCGAACGCGCCCGCCTTGGCGTCGATCGCGAATTTGATTTCAAACGGCGCAAGATAGGAATTCATTGGGCGTTTCCATCTTTTGGGGGCGTTTTTTCCGGGGCGGGCGCGGCGCTGACAATGGCCGCGGGGATCGTGTCCTCGCCGGCGAGCCAATCGAGGCCCTCGTCTTCGCGAACCTCATTCGGCGTCATCCAGCCCTGGCCGCCGCCCTGGCCGAGCGCCTTCGCATAGAAGGCCGAGCGATCGGCGGCGGCGCCGCGCATCAGGCCGTTCAAATGCAGGCGGATCACGGTCGGATCGTCGGGCGCGAGCAAGGCGCAGCGCGCCGAATCCTCGAATCGCTTGGCCCAGGGCGCAATGCAATGCACGACATGCGCGATAAACATTTGCTCGGCCGAGGCGTATGTCGAGGTCTTGTCGCTGAATCCGGCGATCAGCGGATTGACGCGAAACGCCCGGCAAATCTCTTCGATTTGAAAGCGTCGCGTTTCCAAATGCTGTGCGTCGACGCCGGTCATCGCCTGCGAGGCGTATTTCGCGCCGCGATCGAGAATGAGCGGCCGAAACGAATTGTCGCCCGAGACGTGCTTTTCGATCCAACCGGCGAGCTTTTCTTGCTGCTCTTCGGAAAGGTTGCCCTCAACTGAATAGAGCGCCCCCGGTTGGACGCCGTTTTTATGCAACATTGCGTGCGCGGTCTCGGTCGCGATCGCGAGACCGATCGCCTCGCGCGCCAATTTTACCGGCTCCAGCCCCATCCAACTATTCCAGGACGGGCCGCGGAAATGCCAAATCATGTCCTGCGAAAACACCGCGACCTTGCCGACGCCAAGCTCGGAGAGCCCTTGCGATAGGCCGGATTGGTCGGGAACCTCTGCCGTCACATGATATTCAAGGCTCATATCGGCCTTGCGGTAGACCGTGACGCGTCCCGGCGCGATCGGGATCAATTCCTTGATCCGCCGCGCGCTCGACAGTCCGACTCGATTGACGAAAACGAAGGCGTTTCCCGTCAGCGCGGCGTGAATCGCGAGCGTCTCGCGGAATTCATATTCGGTTTGCCAGCGGTTGGGCCGCCTGAGCAAGCTTTCGAGCGGATGGTCTTTGATCCGCGCCAGCCGATCCTGGCTTCCGTCGTAAAACCTGACCGGCGTCTGCGCGAGGCCGTCGGCGATGGCGCGCACACAGGCCAGAACCGCCGAAACCTCAAGCGCCGTGCGCCAGGTGACGGCGACGCCGGATTTGACGCCGGGATAGGACAAAAACTCGGGGATCTCGGTCAAACCGGATTTGACCGAGCCGCGCCAGAGCGTTGCAATTCTTCCTAGGATTCCCAAAAGGATTTTTCCTTCGGCTCGGAATTGATGGCGGCGGCCTTTGCGATCACCGTGGCGATGATCCCGTCGATTTTTTCGCGGGAGCGTTCTTTGTCAGGAGCAAAATTCATATTGCGATCGAAGCGCACCCAGGCGTTGCCGGCCATCCAACGCAAAACCGGATGCCCGCCGTGGTCGAGTTTTCCGGCGTAGACAAGTGTTTCGAAAGCTTTGGTCGCCTCGCCGAGCGAGGGAATGCCCTGGCGCACCTTGACGAAGCGATCAGCGTGGAGGCCGTTGGCCTTTGGCCCTTTGGCCTTGAGGCCCTCGGCCTGGAGGTCGGTGACGAGCTTGGTCGCATTCCAGGGATCAAAACCGATCCCTTTCACGTCGAAGGTCTCGCAAGCCTCGCCGATCGCGGCTTGCACATAGGACTGATCGACATAGTCGCCCGGCGTCGCCTCCAGCGCGCCCATTTTCACCCATCGGTCATAGGCGACGCGATCGCGGCGCGATCGCGTGTCGATATTTTCCTCGGGACACCAAAACCGCGCAAATAAGCGCACTGTGTCGAAATCATCGTCGGGCGGAAACCAAGCGACGAGCGCCGTCAAATCCTGCGTCGACGAGACGTCGAAACCGAGGAAGCATTCGCGCCCGCGCAAAGCCGCGGCGCGCGTTTTCCAGGCGTCTTTGTCGTCGCAACAGGCCTCCCATTTTTTGGGCGGGAGCCATTTGATCGCGTTTTCGACCCATTGATTGAGATGGTAGCGGCGAAAATGCGACTCGGCGCGCGCGTTGCTTTTTGCGAGCGCCGCCTCGCGGCGCAAAAAGTCGATCGTCGGCGAGAGCCCGAGATTGGGATTGACGCGCCGCCAGTTGCTTTCGTCCTGCCAATCGTCATCGTCCTCGAGGGCGAACATGACGACAAGCGAGGCCGGATCATAAAGTCCCTCGCCCGTATCATTGCCTTTTTCCGGCGGCTCGATCGGCCCGGCGAGAATCTTCAGCGACTCCTGAAACAGCTCATAGCCGGTCGCCGCTGATTTCAGGCCGGCGGTCGAGGCGAACAATTCGATCGGCTGCAATTGCGCGCCCATGCCCTGGCGGATCGTCGTGTCAAGATCGCGCGACGGCCATTCGTGCATTTCATCGCCGATCGAGACATAGGGCGAGAGGCCGTGCTTGCCTTCGGCCTTGCCGGTCAGGATTTCAAAGCGGGCCTGTTTGCGCGCCATCCAAATAGAGCGGCCGAAGACGGTCAAATCTTTAGCGAGCCGAGGCTCGCGAAAGATCATAGCCTTGATCTTGTTTAGGACCGTGCGCGCCTGTTTTTCATTGAGCGCGAAACAATAGCCCTGGCCGCCATGCACCGCGTCGAGCGCCCAAAACAGGAGGCCGAGCGCGGCGAGGAATTCGCTTTTGCCGTTCTTGCGCGGAATCCACAACAACAACCGGCGAAACAGTCTGACTTGCTCGATCGCGGCGCGGCCCGTGTGCGGATCGACGATCTCGGCGCCGATTTTCCAGCCGACCAAGAGGCGAACAGTCACCTCTTGCCAGAGCGCCAGGTGAAACGGAACGCCGGCGAAATGCAAATCGGTCAGGCGGAAAATCTTCGGCCAAAGCTCGACGATCACGTCGGCCTTGTCGGCGTCATACCAGGCGCCCTCGACCGCGGCCGCCCGCCGCCAGGCGGTTTCGGCCCATGTCCAGCCCTGCGCTTCGGCGCGGGCGATAAAATCGGGTAAATCGCCGTCGGGCGGCGCGGCGCGCTCCGATGCGCGCGCGGTTGCGGTCATTGACGGCGGTTTCCTGGCCTGGAGCCTATTGCAGAGTCGGCGCGGGCGAGTTGCGCCGAGCGGCGAGGCCGATCAAATCGTCATGGTCGCTCGAATGCGGGGCCTGCGCGTCGTGCGAGGCGCTCGCGGCGGGCGCGATTGCGCCGCCGCCATAGGCCGATTGCTCGCGCAACAGCGCATAGCGGCGCAGCGGCGAGAGCCCGAATTCGGCGGCCGCGTCGAAAATGAACCTGCCGAGCCGTTCCTTGATTTTGACCGCCGGATTCGTGCGCATCATTTTGTCGCCGGCGATGGTCTTGACGGAATGACAGGGGCCATTGACGAGCACGTTATCGACTGCGGCCATGTAGTCGGCGACGGTAATGCAGAAAACCGCAAACGTATAGCGATCGAGGGCGCTAACGATATTGAACTTTTTCAGCTCAGCCGCCAGCTCGCGCCACACGACGAGCGCCGGCGCCAAGCGCTCGTCGAGCAATATCGCCGGCGGCGAAAACGGATCGCTCGACTCGGCCGGAAGCGCGGCGACGAGGGCCGCCAGGCGTTGGGCCTCGGCGAGCGCGCGATCGCCTTTCGACATGCGCTTGCCCGGCGAGCCTTTGGCGGCTTGCATTTGCGGTGTGTCTGGACGACGGCCCATTTTCCCCGATCCAAAAAAAAACTTTCCGCAATATCGCGGAATTTTTCAGTTGCCTACCTGAACGGTCGCGCCCCCTTAGGCCCCAAAGAATTAGGCCCCCCCGGCCTCTTGGCTGTGCTTGTCGCTGTTGTGATGGTGCGCACAGAGCGATTGCAGTTCGCCCTCCCAAAAGGCGGCCCAATCGCCGCGATGCGGGACGATATGATCAGCGACCGTCGCGGCTTCGATCCGCCCATCGGCCTGACACATGCGGCAAAGCGGCTCGGCCGCGAGTTGCGCCTTGGCCCTGCGCCGCCAGCGCTGCGAGCCATACCATTTGCGCCATTGATAGCGGGCGCGGCGGCGCGCCTCATAGTCCGCCCGCACTTCGCTTGCCTGCGCCCGATAGGAGGGGCGCGCCGTCTTTGGGGCCGATGGCATGTCGTGGCCTTGCTTGCCCGCAAGCGCCTGGCCGCGGGGCGCAGCGTCACGAGCTGCGCCCCGCCGTCAATAGTCCGCGCGGGGGTTATGGGGGATCGAGCGACGCGGGCGGCGCGTCAGCTTGCGCCGCCCCGATTGGCCCTAGTGCGCGTCGCTCGAAAGGGAAAGGGGCAGGCTTCGCACTCAAGCCCGCTTGCGCTTGGCCTGGTCTCTGACGCTGGGCTTGATCGGGCGCTTTCGGCACAGCTCCACAAGCTCAACGTGGCTGGCTTCGATCATAAGGGGCGCCAGCCCGCCGAATTTGGACGTATCGAGA